TTATTTGGGTACAGAATATAACAACTTTACCTTATCCGAAATCTTCTTATCATAGTTTGGAATTGCATGACCATATAGTTCCAATGTATGCGAAACCCGTGCATGCCCAAGACGCCGAGATACCTCTATAATTGGAACGCCTTCAGCCAGAAGCTGCGTGGCGTGGGTATGACGCAAAACGTGAAAATTCCTATACGGTATACCTGCAGCTGTTATAATTGATTTCCATACCCGCTCTGCATTATGTGGGGCAATAGGAGTATTATTCCTGGTCACAAAACATAGCTGTTCCTGTTTTATATTTATTGCAGGAACAGCTTTTTTTAGTTTTCTAAGCTCCGCAATAACATCTTCCGTGATACTTATTTTCCTTATACCAGCTTTAGTTTTCGGTGTTTCCAAAAATAATCCGATCTCCCGTGAATCCTGCAACGACTTCCGGATATAAACTTCAGATGTGGAAAACAGTACATCACACCACCTAAGCCCCAGTATTTCGCCGATCCGCATACCAGTTGTGGCGCCCAAAAGAATAATAGGATAATATTTAGATAACCTTTTATTACTAAAACATGTTTGCAAAATTATTTCTATTTCTTCCGGAGAAAATATTTCTATTTCCTTTTTTTCAAACGTAGGCGACACAACTGCAAGCATTATATTTTTAAGGACCATGTCTAGTATATGCGCTTTTGTATATAATTCTTTTAATATTTTATGGACTTTATTTACTGTGCAGGCTGATAAAGGCAGCTCTTTATATAATTGCTGCACCTGTGCAGGCTGCAGCTCCTGCAATTTTATATCCGCAATTGATGCAAGATGGGCGATAAGCTGTTTATATCTTTCATATGTCCTTTGTTTCACTGCTCCTTTCTTATATGTTGTTAGCCACGTAAGCGCCCATGCTCCGACAGTTATATTCGTTGGTTCCACAAATACACCGCGATTTATATCCGTGAGCTGAGCATTTTTCCATGTAGTGGCTTCAGTCTTTGTGATAAAACTTTTCTTTTTACGCTGTCCTGCTGGCGTAGTTATCGCCGCATAGTAACGTTTTTTACTCTTATCATAATAGACAGAGCCTGTACCATTTCCATTTTTAGACATAAATAAAGCCTCCTATTCAATTGAAATAGAGGCTGATTACTGATATAATTTATACGTTAATTGAGTTGAGTAATCAGCCATAAGCCGTTCGGTGTTTGCAGCACTGGGCGGCTTTTTCTATTATTTAGTGTGATTTCAGATCTATTAAATTTTTGGGAATCCCATGCATTTCCGCTAACTGATATAATCCAAAATCGCTATTTTCTTTTAAATATTTGTCAGGAAGTATCATCTCTACTGCAAAAGTATGAGCTTGCCGCTCTATTTTTGCAGTAGAGAAAAAAGAATGATACCTTAAAAAATTAGTAGAAACACCTTTGTGTAATACAGCATGCCCAAGTTCATGAGCACAGACAAAGGTTCTCATTTCTTGTTCTAGTTTTTCGTTAATATGAATAACGTCAAATCTCGAATCATATAAATGGTGTCCTAAAGTGTTACCCAAAGGAGCAAACATTACAATTATTTTTAGTTCTCTAGCTATTAAAAAAGGATTATTAGTGCCACATTTATCTATTAACTTCACAACCTCATCCTTGATGTTCATGAAATCACTCCTTACGATACTTTTTAGGAGTAAACTTTTGTTTAGCTAACTGCTTTGTCAGGCGCAGCGTATTTTCTAAAGATATACGTAAGAGTTCTTTATCTTCGTCACTGATAGGTTCCTCGTCATTATAATAAGCAACCCCTGCAGCTGGATCAAGATCATCAAGCAGAGCTTTCAATTTTTTCTGTATTTGTCGCTCATCTTTTTTGGTGAGGTCGGGGAGATTATTATGAAGATCATTTTGATAAGTTTCGCGTTCCATCGGAACATCGTACCCCATCAGCCAACCCTCATTTATATCTAATACTTGGGCTATTAAATATATTTTATCTTGTTTAGGAACAATTTTACCGGACAAATACTGACTAATAGCAGATTTACCTATATGTGTTCTTTCTGATAGCTCGATCTGTTTCATATTGCGAAGAGACAACGCCTGTTTCAGTCGATTCGCAGTTAAATTTTCCATGATAGCACCCTTTCAATAATCTCTTTTCCATAGTTGTTATTTTATTATATTTTGAATAAAAGTTCAAGACTTTAAACTAAAAAGTTTATTTTATTGAATTTATTTATTGACAATCATTTTTTTGCATGTTATCATTTGCTTAGTTCAATAAATTGAACTTAATACTGGGTAGGGGGGAGTGAATAAATGTCTTTTGATTATTCAAAACTAAGAGGGAGAATTGTTGAAAAGTATGGTACGCAAGGTGCATTTGCTAGAGCCCTAGGCGTATCAGAACGAACTGTATCTCTGAAATTAAATAATAGGATTTTTTTCAGTCAAGATGAAATCAACAGATCGCTTTTTCTTTTAGGCATAAATGTGAATGATGTAACTGCATATTTTTTTAATGAAAAAGTTCAATAAATTGAACTAAATGCTGATTAAATGAAAGAAGATGATAATATGCAAAAAGCTATAAGCGCATTAAAATATGCAGAACATTGCGGACTGCCATACCCGATGGTAAAGCAGTATTGCATAGAAGGAATTATCCCGTGTTTCAAACGTAGCGTAAGATATTATATTCGTCCCGATATCGCGGATGAAGCGCTTGCCAAATATGAAACGCAAAAGTTGGAACCTAAGCCCGAAAAAGAAATACAGGTATTAAAGCAACCAAAAGATTTTAATTTTTTCGAAGCACTTAAAAATGCATAAGGGAGATGGTTGTCATGATCCCGTATTGCTGGAGATGTGGACGGATATTGAAACCTCCGAATATACAGAGGTTGGTGCTGTGGAGTGGGCAGTCAGTTATGGTCTGCGCTGACGACCGGAGCTGCCCAGCAGTCGTAAATGGCAGCCGGCGAAAATTAAGAGAGCTGCAGCGGAGGGAAGTGAAGGGATGGATGAGAATAAAAAATCTCTGGAAGCAGTTGAAATAACTTCCAGAGATTGTAAAAGCGAGGATAATATCGAAATTTACCTTGCGGGAAGAAATATACGTCTGGTGGATGTCACTCGCAGATTAGACGCAATTAATACTTCCAATTTCACACAGCAGCCTGTTGATGTGCAGTTGTCGGAATTAAAAAAGATTATCAGTGATTTAGGCCTTTGTGTTAGAGCACTACTTATTAGTCAGTTCCCAAACAAACCTGTCTAAAGCAAAAACCTAATTCGGTAATGTTTCCGGGTTGAGTGATTATTTCAATAGCTTTATCTCCATATTTTTTGCAAATTGATTGATAGTGTTGAGTGCGCTTAAATCGTTCTATAGCCGGGGGATAGCTAGAGTTTTGCTTAATAGGACCTAAATTATTTGTAGTGTAAATTAGACCTACCCGTTCCAAATTACTCATAGCCACAGCAACTGCCTGATCTACTTCGGGATAGGTATCATTTAAATAGATACATTGAATCAGATCTCCAGAACGTTCGTTTTTTATGATTCGTGTGTATAAAAAAAATGGGCTATGAAGTGTGGAAAATAGTTTAGCGTCCAATGGCGATAATTGTTTTATGATTTCAATGTACGAAGGATGCAAGATCGCATTTTTATTTGCGTCAAAGGATCCGGCAATCACTTTTGCAAACATGTCTCGAAGTTCTTTTTCGTCAATGTAGTATTTCGAGGCTTCTAGGGCAGGTCCTAATATTCCAATTGCCGGTTCTTGTAAGTTTTGAGGGGCAATCTTTTCTGTCTCAATTTGGATAGCTTTTAAGTAATCGGTTATGTTTTGCTGCCGCTTTCCATTGTGTTTAATGAGAAATGAATTTAAAGGGCCAAAAACAAATTTCCAAGTTTCATTAAATGTTTGGGCAGGGGCGTCCGTACCTTTAGATGTTAATGAGGTGATTAAAGCTGTTAAAGCGGCAGTACTAATAGTGGATAAACTAGTGTCCAAAATAATCATCTCCTCCGATTAATTATAACACAAAAAAAGAAAGTGAAAAAATGCAAGATTTTGTGATTGGTTTTGTCTCTGGGGCCTGTATCGGGGCAGCAGTCGTGCTCTGGATCTGGGCGTTCTGCGGCAAAGCAAACGCGCAGATAAACGCGGATATTATCAAGCATAGCGGCGAGAATATGGTGTACCGCTACAACGACAAGGGGGAAGACAAATGAAACGAATAGGATACAGCAAACCAATCAAGGCCGGAGAGCTGCGGGAATTGCTTAAAAAGAACCTGCCATCTACGGTGTTAAAGCTTATATTAATGAAAAAGTTGGTGCGAACATGATTACGAAAACTGCAGCAAAAACAAAGAAAATCATGAGTCGCCGCATCGTGGGATGGGTTGATGTGTTATTTATAATCTGCATGCTGATTGCGGCAGTGATCATGATGGGGGTGAGCAGATAATGGAAAAGCTTAAACTTTGCCCGTTCTGCGGTGGGAAGGCAAAAAAATGTAGACATCGCAGATCTTTTAGCAACGATAAAGAGTTTTACTACAATATTGAATGCACAAACCTAAAGTGCGGAATAATAATGCCAACATATTTAAATGTGCATGATGCCATAAAAGCCTGGAACCGGAGAATAGACAATAAAAAAGCCGCTCAGGACGGCAATCCTGAAACGGCAGTGTAAAAACATCAATTTATAGGTATTGTATCATGAAAAACAAAATTTTGAAAGACTATAGGCCCGTGAAAATGTCACGAGCGCTTAAATCCGAGCGGCAGCAGCTTGTCATTAAATCATTTTTGCTCACTCTTACAAGATTTCCGGAGCTGCCGGTCGGCCGGATAATGTATTTTTATCGCAAGGCAAGAGTGAGTAACAATTTTTAACGAAGGGGAAAATTCATGATAAAAATAAACAATCTTGAGATAGAAAATGTAAAACGCGTCAAAGCAGTACGCATCATGCCGACAACTTCCGGACTGACCGTAATTGGCGGGAAAAACGGCCAGGGCAAAACTTCTGTTTTAGATGCGATTGCCTGGGCACTCGGCGGCAATAAGTTTCAGCCGTCACAGCCCCAGCGAACCGACTCGACCATTCCGCCAAAAATTCATATTGAACTTTCCAATGGCTTGGTCGCTGAACGGGCAGGGAAAAACAGCTCACTAAAAGTCATTGATCCAAGTGGCAATAAAGTTGGCCAGAAACTTTTAGACAGCTTTATCGATCAGCTGGCCTTGAATCTACCCAAATTTATGGAAGCATCTTCCGCGGAAAAGGGAAAAACACTGCTGCAGATTATCGGTGTAGGAGATAAGCTCGCCAAGTTTGACCTGCAGGAACAGCAGCTGTTCAATCGCCGCACCGAAATAGGCCGCATTGCCGATCAGAAGAAAAAATATGCCAAGGAAATGACCTTTTATGAGGGTGTGCCAAAAGAACCTGTCAGCGCATCCGAACTTATTAGGCAGCAGCAGGAAATTCTTGCCCGCAATGGGGAAAATGCCAGAAAACGGGCAAATCTATCACATTATGCTGAAAAAGCAAATTCACTTCATGCGCAGATTGAAGAACTGCAGCGACAGTATGATGAAGCACAAAACAACCTAGAAATCGCACAAAAATCCGCGCTTGATCTGCATAACGAAAGCACCGAGGAACTTGAAAAGAATATTACTGAAATCGACACGCTAAATTTGAAAATACGGACCAATCTTGATCGTGAAAAAGCAGAAATTGACGCCGAAGGATATGCTAAGCAGTATGAAGATTTGACAAAAGAAATTGAAACCGTGCGGCAGGATCGCACAAATCTGCTTGATAAAGCTGATCTGCCGCTGCCGGAGCTTACAGTCCAAAGTGGCAATCTTATATATAAGAATCAGCAGTGGGACTGCATGAGCGCGTCCGAACAGCTTAAAGTCGCCACGGCTATTGTCAGAAAGCTTAATCCGGAATGCGGCTTTGTGCTTATGGATAAGCTTGAGCAGATGGATTCAGACACATTGCAGGAATTTGGCGCATGGCTTGAACAGGAAGGCCTGCAGGCTATAGCGACAAGAGTCAGCACCTCGGCAAATGAATGCTCAATTATCATTGAAGACGGCTATGTTAAAGGTGAGGATATGCCGCTGTCCGCTGCTCCAGAGACAAAGTCAGAAAAAAAGACATGGAAGGCAGGTAGCTTTTAAATGCAGATAATACAAGGACTAGTTTTTAAAGCGCAAAAGATCGTAATTTATGGTCCGGAGGGTATAGGGAAAAGTACCTTTGCCAGCCAGTTCCCCGATCCGCTTTTTATCGATACTGAAGGCAGTACAAATTTAATGGATGTTAAACGCGTACAAAAACCATCAAGCTGGACCATGATGCTGCAGCAGATTAATGAAATAAAAAACACACCGGGCATTTGCAAAACACTTGTCATTGATACAATCGACTGGGCCGAACAGCTCTGTGTAAATCATGTATGTGATACCAAGCATGTGACCGGTATTGAGGATTTTGGTTATGGAAAAGGTTATATATTCGTCAAAGAAGAATTCGGACGCCTTTTGAATATGCTTATCGATGTTACTGACGCGGGCATAAACGTTGTGCTTACGGCGCACTCAACGATAAGAAAATTTGAGCTGCCCAACGAATGCGGCAGCTTTGACCGGTACGAACTGAAACTTGGCAATAAAACCGGATCGCAGGTTTCCGCACTCGTGAAGGAATGGGCCGATATGGTCTTATTTGCCAATTATAAACAGCTTGTAGTTGAGGTAAATAAAAAGAAAAAAGCACAAGGCGGTACCCGGGTAATTTATACGCAGCATCATCCTTGCTGGGATGCAAAGAACAGGCACAGTCTAAAAGAAGAGCTGCCGTTTGAATATCTTTCTATAGCGCACTGCATACCAAATGATGATTCAATGACAAAAAATGAGCCGAAAAATATGCCAGAAAGTATGCCAATAAAGAATAATTCTCTGGTTATACCGATTGCTGATCATGATATGTACATGTATCATGCGGAATCTGATAGCTACTGGATGATTAAAAAAGGCGAAAAATTCCCGACTGATCAGGATGCAGAAATGTCTGCTGAACTTGATAAAGTAGAATGGGAAAAAGGCAAATCAGGAAAAGAAGCTGCCGAAAAATCGGCACCTGTCATTCCTGCGGGTAAGCCTGCAGACGACTTAACGGGGGTACCGCCGAAACTGGCCGATCTGATGCGAATAAATCAAGTTACTATTGATGAGATACAGCAGGTTGTGGCTGAGAAAGGCTACTATCCGCGGGGGACGCCAATTAAAAATTATGATAAAGATTTTATTGACGGCTGCCTTGTCGGAGCATGGGATCAGGTATTCGGCATGATAGAGCAAAGCAGAATACCGTTTTAAGAAGGGAGAAATGAAGATATATGTTGACAGTTTTTATGAAACATGCTAAAAATTTTGTTTCAAAAGACTTAAGCCGGCCAATATTTAACAGCATCATGTTCGATGGTGAATATGCTATAGCAACAAATACACATATATGTGTTGCAGTGCCGTTCAAAAGTGAAAAAAGAATTATAAATTATAAGACCGGTATTGATATAGAAGGGGAAATACCAGACTATAAAAGCTGCATACCAACCAAAATAGAATATACGGCCAGAATTAATAAGATTGATTTACCAACTTTTATCAAACCGTTGAAAATCATAAAGGCAATGTATCAAACATGGCAGCATGATGTTATAGAATTCACGGCCCATGGCATTACAGCACATCCCAAAATCGATTATGACGGCGTATATACAGCATGTTTTGATAATATTGAAGGACAGTTTTCTGCAGGAATGTCACTGTCTAGTAAATATTTACTAGATATATTATCATTTTTCAATGATCTGGAAGATGCAGCGGTACAAAAAGTAGTATTGGAATTTGCCGGAAATAATAAACCATTAAAGATATCAGCAAAATGTGGCGCATTTGCCTTAATTACACCGTTAAGAAAAATAAAAGAATAATTTAAAATTTAAGGGAGACAATAAACATGGATTACTCAGGATTAGGAACAGAAATGAAAAATAGCAACGAAGTACCGTTTGAATCAGATACAGCAATGGGCTGGGACGATGAGATTGAAAAAGAGAATGATTTTATCGTTCTGCCAGCCGGTGAATATCCTTTTACAGTAACCAGCTTTGAACGGGCAAGATTTAACGGCAGCGAAAAGATGGGACCATGCAACCAGGCAAAATTAAGACTTGAAATAAAGACCGATAAAGGTACCGCGTCAATCATGCATAATCTTTTCTTGAATCGCAAGTGCGAAGGTCTTTTATGTGCATTCTTCCGCGGCATCGGCCAGAAGAAACATAATGAAAAACTAAAAATGGACTGGGGCAAGGTGATTGGCGCAACCGGCCGCGCAAAAGTCGGTGTACGGAAATATAACGACAATGATTTCAATGAAATAAAAAGTTTTATCTATCCTGATGAACAACCCACTCAGCAAAATAAATTTCAGGCCGGCAGGTTTTAATGCAGCTGCGGCCATACCAGGAAGGAGCACGTCAGGCAGTGCATCATGAGTGGGCGCAGGGAAATAATAAAACGCTGCTTGTGCTTCCGACAGGTACGGGAAAGACGATTGTCTTTGCCAAAATAACTGAAGACTGTGTCCGCAGCGGCAAACGTGTCCTGATCATGGCGCACCGCGGCGAGCTGCTGGAACAGGCCGCAGATAAAATAAAAAAAGCTACCGGGCTTACCTGCTCGGTAGAAAAGGCAGAAGCAAGCTGCCTGGGAAGCTGGTACCGGGTCATTGTCGGCTCGGTACAAACTTTAACAAGAGAAAAACGTTTAAAAAGATTCAGCCAAAATTATTTTGACGTGATTATTGTAGATGAAGCACATCACTGTATATCAGACAGTTATCAGCACGTGCTGCAGTATTTTACACAGGCAAATGTCTTAGGCGTCACGGCGACACCAGACCGCGGTGATATGCGGGATTTAGGCTCATATTTTAACAGTCTGGCTTATGAATACACACTACCAAAAGCAATTAAGGAAGGTTATCTTTGCAAAATAAAAGCGCAGACAATCCCCTTAAAACTTGACCTTACCGGCGTCGGCATGCAAAGCGGCGATTTTAAAGCGGGGGATCTGGGCACGGCGCTTGATCCATATCTTGAACAGATTGCCGGGGAAATGAGCAATTACTGCCTGAATCGTAAAACTGTGGTGTTTCTGCCGCTTATAGCCACCAGTCAGAAATTTTGCGAGCTGTTGAATGAAAATGGCTTTAAAGCTGCAGAAGTGAACGGCAACAGCACTGACAGGACTGAGATATTACAAGATTTTGACCAGGGTAAATATAACGTTTTATGCAATTCCATGCTGCTGACTGAAGGCTGGGACTGTCCAAGCGTTGACTGTGTCATTGTACTGCGGCCGACTAAAATCAGAAGTCTGTATTGTCAGATGATAGGACGCGGTACCCGATTGTTTCAGGGGAAAGAAGAACTTTTACTTCTGGATTTTCTTTGGATGACTGAGCGCCATGAGCTTTGCCGTCCGGCACACCTTATTGCCGGCAGTGAAGAAATAGCACAAAAAATGACAGAGAAAATAGAAAGTTCCCCGCTGCCGCTTGAGCTTGAGGAAGCCGAAAAACAGGCAACTGAAGATGTTATTGCGGCACGTGAGGAAGCACTGGCCAAAAGACTTGCCGAAATGAAGAAACGCAAACGCCGGCTTGTGGATCCGCTGCAGTTTGAAATGAGTATTCAGTCTGAGGATCTGTCAAACTATGTACCTGCTTTCGGCTGGGAAATGGGGCCGCCGTCTGAAAAGCAGACACAAAGCCTGGAGAAATTAGGAATATTGCCGGATGAAATAGATAATGCGGGAAAAGCTGCCAAACTGCTTGACCGGCTGGATAAAAGAAGAACAGAGGGACTGACTACTCCTAAACAAATCAGATTTCTTGAAAGCCGCGGTTTTCAGCATGTTGGGACTTGGGAGTTTAACCACGCTAAAAAATTAATTGACAGGATCGCGGGCAACGGCTGGCATGTTCCTTCAGGAATAACGCCGGGCGAATACCGACCCGGAGGTGAACTGATTGGATAAGATTGATTTGATTCCGCTTTTGGATTTTATAAATCCGGCTGCGCTGAGCTATACAGACTGGGTTAACGTCGGCATGGCCCTGAAGGAAGAAGGCTATACCGCATCAGACTGGGATCGGTGGAGTGCCCGTGACAGCTATCGGTATCATAAGGGTGAATGCTTCAAAAAATGGACAACATTTCAAGGCACAACCAATCCCGTCACCGGCGCAACAGTAGTAGAGATGGCCAAACAAGGCGGCTGGCAGCCAGTTTACGGCGGCGATGATGCGGAAATCGGCTGGGATGATACTATTGGCAGCAGCAAGGACGATAAAGTCATCATCGATAAAAACTGGCTTGAAGGCAGAGAGGTAATAGAACCTGAAAACTGGGATCCGGTCAAAGACCTTGTAACATATCTTGAAACGCTGTTCGACAGCACGGAAAATGTCGGCTATGTAACAAGTGCCTGGCAAAAGGAAGGCGAAAATAAATATCTGCCGACAAAGGGGAATTGGGATCGCACTGCCGGAGAACTTATTGAAGAGCTTAATATCTGTGATGGGGATGTTGGTGCAGTATTCGGCGATTATAAGCCGGAATGCGGGGCATGGATACGTTTCAACCCGCTTGATGGAAAAGGCTGCAAGAATGACAATGTGACGGATTTCCGCTTTGCACTTGTCGAATCTGACAGCATGGAGATAGATAAACAAAATGAAATTATCCGGACACTTGAACTTCCGTTAGCCTGCCTTGTCCATTCCGGCGGCAAGAGTCTTCACGCCATAGTCCGCATCGATGCGGCTAATTATGCAGAATATAGAAAGCGTGTCGATTATTTATACAATGTATGCCGTAAGAATGGACTTGAGATAGACCCACAAAACAGAAATCCTTCCAGATTGTCACGCATGCCGGGGATAATGCGGAACGATAAAAAACAGTGGTTAATTGATACAAATATAGGAAAATCAAGCTTTATAGACTGGCAGGAATGGATTGAAGCCGTGAACGATGATCTGCCGGATCCGGAGAGCATGGGAAATGTCTGGAATAACTTACCAGAATTAGCACCGCCACTGATAAATAATATATTACGGCAAGGGCATAAAATGCTGCTTGCAGGGCCATCCAAGGCCGGTAAATCCTTTGCCCTGATTGAATTGTGCATAGCTATAGCCGAAGGCGCCAAATGGTTTGACTGGACATGTGCTCAGGGCCGCATATTATACGTTAATCTTGAGCTTGATCGGGCAAGCTGCCTGCACAGATTTAAAGATGTATATGAAAATTTTAATCTGCAGCCGGAGCATTTAGCCAACATCGATATCTGGAACCTGCGCGGCAAGTCCGTGCCAATGGATAAGCTGGCCCCGAAGCTTATCCGCAGAGCATCAAAAAAGAATTATATAGCTATAGTTATTGACCCAATTTATAAAGTTATTACCGGCGATGAAAACAGCGCCGATCAGATGGCCAACTTTTGTAATCAGTTTGACAAAGTATGCACGGAGCTGGGCTGCGCGGTCATTTACTGCCATCACCACAGCAAGGGTTCACAAGGCGGCAAGCGCAGCATGGACCGTGCATCCGGCTCCGGCGTATTTGCCAGGGACCCCGACGCGCTGCTTGATTTAATTGAACTGGATATCACGGACGAACTTATAAAGCAGGAAGAAAATAAAGCCGTATGCGGTGCCTGTATCGCCTTTTTAACAAAACATAAGCCTGATTATACAGAAGATATCTCACAGGATGATGAATGCAGCGAAAAGGCGATGCAGGATTACTGTAAGCACAGCTTTTCGCAGGATATGTATATAGACCTTGTAAATAATTATGTATATCCGGCAAGACAAAAAGTAAAGCAGCGGACTGCATGGCGCATAGAAGGAACGCTGCGCGAGTTCCCGAAGTTCCCGCCGGTAAATCTGTGGTTTGACTACCCTGTGCATCATGTGGACGATATCGGCGCCCTGGCAGATATTGAAGCCGACAGCGAGCCGCCGGCATGGAAAAAGAACTTTAAAAAGAAGAAATCGCCTGCTGATAATAAGAATGACCGCCGAAAGTCCATAGAATCAGTGTTTGATATATGTAAATCTTTTGGTGAGATAGTCACGCTGAAAGCAATGGCAGAGTATTCAGGAGTAACCGAAAAGACGGTAAGAACCCATCTAACGGAACATGGAGGATTTACAATTGAAAGCCATGGCAAAGTTGAAAAAATGGAAAAAGTCGAGAACGTTTCGAGTTTTTCCTAAGGGTAGAATTTCGGAAAAAGTCGAGAAATTACCGATGTTTTCCCAAAGAAGAAATAGGGAAGAAAAAGTCGAGAACACTTCGAGTTTTTCCCGAACATTACAGTATATATATACTGTAATAATTATAAATATTATTATATCGCGATATATCGCGCGCCAAGGACTTATAAAAGTGTTAAAGATGACTGTTAAGTCAAAAAGAAATTTTCCCGACTGAGGTTCGGGAAAACTTTTCGACCAGTTGACTACCGCGCAAGAGAGAGGGAAAAGAAAAAATGAAAAATAAAGAAACTGAAAATAAATATTGGGAAAATGAAAAAGGTGAGATGATCGAATTCGGCAATTATTTTATGCGCTGTTATGATCAAGTTGGAAAAGTGCAATTTGGAGTTAAATATTTTAATCCCAAAACAGGTGAAAAAAAATATGCGACTAAATTTGTACTGGACAGGAAGGAACTATGTGAGAGCAAGGAGGGCCTGCCTTATCTACGTGAAACATTGAATGAATGGAAAGAATGGGCTGATAACAATGATTGAGTTCTTTGTGGCAATGCAGATACCCACTGTCACGCATCAGGAAAAGAAAATAAGCGTGAAGAATGGCAAGCCACACGTTTATGAGCCGGATGAATTAAAGGACGCCAGAGCCAAATTTGAAGCCTATTTTGCGAAGTACAGACCGGAAGATAAATTTATCGGACCAGTCAGGCTGATCACGAAGTGGATGTTTCCGGCGGGTAAGCATCAGACAGCGACCTACAAGACCACAAAGCCTGATACGGACAATATGATCAAGCTGCTTAAGGATGTCATGACAAAGCTGAATTACTGGGATGATGATGCACAGGTGGCAAGTGAAATAACAGAAAAATTCTGGAATGATGTGCAGGGAATTTATGTGCGGATTGAAAATCTGTGAAATAAAAGAACGAAGTGAGATGCTGAAATAGCATTTATTCGTTCACAGTTGCCACTAGGATTGTTTTTAACTGATTGTGAATACTTAGGCATGTGTAGGAACATAAAATAGCTTAAAATCGAAATATGGATGTTTTAACCATGATGAAAATAGAAAAGCAAAATAAAGGTATGCCGCTATGGTGTGCAAATTGCAAAAGTGAACATGATATTAAAATTATCAGTTTACAAAATGCAGAAATTGATAAAACAATAATTCCATTGTGCAAGGACTGCTGTAAACAATTGATGGAATTGTTAATGTGTGATCTGGGAGGAAAATGATATGCAAAATACACTTGGAGATTTAAATAATCATTTGTTTGCACAGCTTGAACGTTTGGGCGATGAAGACTTGAAAGGAGAAGAGCTTGCTGAAGAAATAAAAAGATCGGTAGCGGTTACAGGAATTGCAGAACAGATAATTTCCAATGGCGCATTGGTTTTGAAAGCTAAAGTTGCTTATGAAGATAATATAAGCGCTGATCCAGCAAATAGACCTAAAATGTTGGAAGGGTAAAAAATAGTGATGAATAATCAACGGTTATTAACGGATGAACAGCATAATTTTCTTGTCAATCATATAGAAGGTCGGCTGAACCAGGAACTTGCTGATTTGATAAATAAAACTTTTAATTTACAACTTACAGGGCAGCAGGTAAAGCAATACAAGAGAAATCATAAGCTGCCACCAAGTGGTGAAACCGGATGGTTTAACAAAGGTCATATTCCTGCAAATAAAGGCAAGAAATTCCCGAATATGCCGCATAATAGTGGAATGTTTGAAAAAGGTAATAAACCTTATAATTATATGCCCGTTGGTTCAGAACGTGTGAACGGTGATGGGTATGTCGATATAAAAATAGCTGATCCGAATAAGTGGAAACAAAAGCACATAATCATATGGGAAAAAGCACATAAACGTAAAAAGCCAGCTGGACATGTGATTATATTTGCAGACAAGAATTGTTTTAATTTTGACATTGATAATTTATTACTGGTACCGTGCCGTGAATTTCTAAAAATGAATCGGCAGGGCTTGATAAAAAATGATACGGAACTTACGAAAACAGGTTTGCTAATAGCTAGACTCCAAAACAAAGTACAGGATCGTAAAAAGTATAAGTAAAATCAAACACAAACGAGGTAAACAATGAGTAAAAAGGTAATCTGCGCAGTATGCCTGCTGCGGGGTGAACTAAACGAAATGAGATATATACACACTGCCGGTTATTTCCGGTGCCCTGTATGCAAGACAGAAACATGGCCAAATCCTGATGAGCCGGCGCCAGATGAGCTGGAACAGTTCATGACAGAGATGGCTAAGACACATTACTCTACGGATGCGCTGCCAGCTGGTGAAGCGCTTAAAGGTAGATCGGGTAGCAGCAACATGGGCAAGAATGCGGACGGTGGAAAGAAGAAGAAAACACCGCAACAATTATATAATCAATTGTTTAAAGAGACTTGACTAAATTTGACAGGTAGGATATACTACAGATAATCGTTTAGTGTATCCAAATACAAATTCAGGTCGTCTGAGAAATCAGGCGGCTTATTTTTATGCCTAATTGCAGGATAATATGTTATTTTATTGAATTTATTATTAAATTATATTTAATAAGGGTGAGAACACATGGCTAATATATATTTTGCAAAGGTTAACATAAACTCTGATGTTTATGAGATTTATAAAAATAAAGAAAAAGCTGATATAATCCTAAAAAATTTATTTAATAATATTGATCAAGATAAAAGAATAAAAATAGATAAAAAAACTTGGATAAAGTTTATAAATATTGATAAGGATTATAAAAATCACCAATTTGTAGTAGGACGTTTGGTTAAGGTTTTTGATGCTGATATCGGAATATACAATGAATTGGAAGATGATGTTAAACCGTTATCACAAAAAGATTTAGCAAAATCCGTAGCGTTTTATTTTGATTTGAGCACTGAGCTTGTTGCGTTTACTACAGCTCAATTTTTGAGTAGAGCTAAATTTATTGAGTACTTTAGCAAATTAATAAATTCCTATGAAAAAGACATCACCTTTGAAGTTTTTTTGAAAAAAAATATTAATAAATTAAACGAGGAAATAAAACAATTAGAAAAAGTTTCTGAGGTAGAAATAGTAGTAATTCCACCGAACGGAAATGATGATGAATTTAAAGATTTATTCGCTCAAAACTCAGAAGAAGTAATGGAAACAAAAGCAACAAAGATTAAACAATCATACTCATCATCAGCTAGGGGTGAGGGTATGAATATGGAGTCAAAATTTTTCCAGAGAATCATCTTAGGTATATCAAAAGGATTTGGGTATATAAATGTTACAGGGAAAAATAAAGAGGGAGAAAAGCGAATCATTACAAGTGAAGAAGCCGCTCCGCAAAAAGAATATATTCCAGACTATCAAAAAAATTCGTTACCCGCAATAAAAGAGGTTGGAAGAGCATCTATTGTGAAAATATTAATCAATGAAAGAGTAACAAAAGGATGATTTTTTATGTACTCTATATCGTATTTTTGTCGTAAAAATAGTTTTTATTCTATGCTATGTATAACAAAAAAGTATAAAGAATTATATAAAAGCAAAGAATCAAAACTAACTTTTATATTAGCAATGGCTTCGATAATAATTTTATATTTATTATATGATGAAATTTTCAGTTTACAGATGACTGATGTAATAAAAAATATATTTCTTATGCTGGTTCCAGGTCTGATAGGATTATTGGGGTTTTTAGTTGCCGGACTTGCAATGATGGCATCCATTATAACTAAAGAAGCAATACTTAAGATAGATGAAAAGAAAAAATCTAAAAGTTTAGTGGGCATATTATTTTCATTTTATTTTGAAGGCTTTATTGTTGGACTAAATATAGTTTTAATGATTTTATCTTATATTTTAGTTTCTTTTCCACAAAAAATAAATTTTTATATTTTTATGATATTGGCATTTTTAATATCGTATATATTTTGGTTTTCAATAATATACGCAATAACGTTATTGGGAACGTGTATAAATTTCTTTTTTGTAAATGTGTATTATAATGATTCAATACTTAAACAAAATAATAAAAAGTCAATACTAACGCAGATTACCATGGCAAATAGGAATAAGAAAAATTCCAAATACAAGTAATACCAAGCACTCCTTCGGGGTGCTTTTTTCATGCCCAATTTTAATAGGAGGTGGTGTTATATGTGACCGAACAGCAGGAACAGGCTTACAAAGATTATCAGGCAGGGATGAAGTACAAAGATATTGCCGCTAAATATAATGTCAGTATCAATACAGTGAACTCATGGAAGAAACGTCATGGCTGGTCAAAAAATGGTGCACCTAAAAGTAGTGCACCTAAAACGAAAAATGGTGCACCATCTGCAAAAAGTAGTGCACTGTTTGGCAACAAAAACGCTGTCGGTCATGGCGCGCCTCTCGGCAATAAAAATGCAGCTGGCAATCGCGGCGGCCATGCGCCACCAGGCAATCATAACGCGCTTCGGCATGGCTTATATGCTAAGTACCTTACTGAAGACACAATGCAGATTATGGATGCAATCGAAAATACGGGCATTTCAGATATTGACCTGTTATGGGATAGTATTTTGTTCAAATATTCTCAAATTCTCCGCTCTCAAAAAATAATGAACGTGAAGGATCAGGAAGATATCGTTAAGCACGTGAAATCTGAAAGCGATACGTCTACAACATACGAGTTTCAATTTCCATGGGATCGCCAAGCTTCATATATGCATGCATTATCAGCTTCAATGCGGACACTTACAACGATGATTAAAGAATATGAGGATCTATGCAGATCCAGTTTAGTAACTGAGGAACAACAGCTGCGGATCGAAAAGTTGAAGGGCGATATAAATACAGGAAATGGCAGCGAGCAGCAGTCGGCAGCAATGAACAGTTTAATAAATACGCTGCGGGCCGCACGAGGTGATTAAAAATGGAATTTAAGGAATGGGGACAAAAAATCCTTGATTTTATTTTTAATCCTATCGAAAAAGATGCCTTTATAAATATTCTCGAAGGTTCAGTTCGATCCGGCAAGACGGTCGGCATGATTCCCAAATGGATTGATTATATCATGTCAGGGCCGCCTGGCCTTTTGATTATGACCGGTGTATCAAAAGATACGATCTATGATAATGTTCTTGATGATCTTTTTGATACGCTGGGCGAAGATTCGTATACGTATAATAAGCAATCCGGAGATTTGATAGTTACCTGGTATGATGACGATAGCAATCGGCATAAACGCCGAATAAAGGTAATTGGTGCGAAAGATGAGGGATCTGAAAAATATCTGCGTGGTAAAACGCTTGCCGGAGCTTATTGCGATGAAATATCGCTGATGCCAGAAAAGTTTTTCAAACAGCTGCTTAATCGTCTCAGCGTTCGTGGTGCAAAGCTTTACGGCACGACTAATCCGGATTCACCATTTCATTATCTTTATACCGAGTACATAACGGATGAAGCAAAACTAAAATCTGGTATGGTCAAGGTATATCATTTCGAACTTGATGATAATCCGAATCTGCCAGAAGACTATAAAGAAAATATCCGTGCTGCGTATAAAGGCATGTGGTATAAGCGCATGATTCTCGGCCTCTGGGTAATTGCTGAAGGCATTATTTATGATATGTTTTCAGATGATCTGCTTTTTGATGATGCGGATAATCTATTTACCCTGACTAAAAAATCCGAATGCCGGCGTTATATTGCGTGCGATTATGGCACGACAAACCCAATGGTTTTTCTCGACATCTACGATGACGGGGAGACCATTTTTGTTGTTAATGAATATTACTATGATAGCAAAAAAGAACAGGAGCAAAAAAGTGATGAACAGTATGCAGATGACTTTAAAGCGTTTGTTGGTGAAGAGTATCCTGATTTTGTCGTTATTGATCCGTCAGCTGCGAGTTTCAAAGTAGTTCTTCGTGGACGCGGTTTTCGTATAAAGGATGCAGATAACAGCGTCAATGACGGTATTCGTAATGTTGCTATGCTTATGAGTCTAAGAAAACTCAGAGTGCATAAGCGTTGCGCTAATTTTATCCGCGAGGGACACAGTTACGCTTGGGATGAAAAAGCGGCCCAGCATGGTGAGGAAAAGCCAATAAAAATATATGACCATGCAATGGATGCCATACGCTATTTTGTAAAAACTATATTACCCAAATGGAGGTTCCAGCAGTGAGAAAAAGACGAATTAAGACGAGAGCAGAGCCGGTAAAAACAAAAGACGCCTTTCAGAACTCTATGACGCGATCAGGCGTATTTATGCCTAATCCGCTTGAAGCCACGGATTACCCGCTTACACGGTTTACACGGGACTGGCAGACCATTAATTCCCTGTACCGTTCCCACTGGGTGATACGTCGTATTATCGATGTTATGCCAGAAGATATGTTAAAAAATGGCTATAAGATATTAAGTCAGCTGCAGCCGGATCAGCTAAAGAAAATAACGCGGGCTGATAGACGTACACAGACTACAGTAAAAATTCTCGAAGGTCTAAAGTGGGGACGCTTATACGGTGGAGCGGGCGCGCTGATTATGATCGAAGGCCAGGAGGATATGCTCGACAAACCTCTTGAGTATGACCAGATTATGCCGGGCAGCTATAAAGGACTACTAGTATTAGATCGCTGGTCAGGCATCAATACAATGAACAAATTGGTAACAGATATTTCTGATCCTGAATTTGGATTGCCTGAATACTATACAATATCATCGGATAACCTTGAACGTGGAATAACAGTACATCATAGTCGAATACTGCGTTTTATGGGCCGTAATTTGCCGTATCTTGAAAGACTGGCCGAAACGTATTGGGGCGCATCTGAAATAGAGCATGTTTTTGACGAACTGCGTAAGCGGGATAACGTTTCGTGGAATATCGTAATGCTTACTTTCATGGCCAATATGCGTGTAATGAGTATGGAGGGCATGGAACAGCTGCTTGCAACTGGCAACGAAAAAGTACAGCAGGATTTATATAATACTATTCAAGCTATGAATGCGATGATGAATAATAATGCTGTTCAGATTTTAGGGCCCAATGATAAATATGAGACGCACCAGTATACCTTTGGCGGTATCGGAGAAGTGTACGATAGATTCATGATGGACTTAGCAGGAGCGGCTGAAACCCCGGTCACAAAGCTATTCGGACGGTCGCCTGCGGGGATGAATGCGACTGGTGAATCAGACATGCAGAATTACTACGATACCATCGAAGAAAAGCAGGAAAGCGATGTACGTCCGGTATATGATAAGATTTTGCCGATTATAATGATTTCCGAGCTTGGTGGCATTCCAGATGATTTTGATTACGAATTTAATCCGGTCCGCAGGCCCAAGGACGACGAAATGTCAGAATTGGCGTCAAAAAATACGGACAGTGTAACTAAAGCTTTCCAAGCGGGGCTCATATCACAGAAAATTGCATTGAAGGAATTGCGGCAGCAGTCAGAAACGACAGGAATGTGGTCTAATATCACCGATGAAGATATCGAACAAGCTGATAATACTGTTATGCAGCCGGATGAGAGCATTTCGCTGCCGTTTGGGATAGGAAACGAAAATGGACAAAATGCTATGGGAACCGAAGCGACGAATAGAAGCGGCATTCCGAAAGAACCTGCTTAATATCGCAAGAGAAATTATTAAACAGGTTGGCAATATCACAGATACGGATGTTATCACCGAAATTTTACGGCAGATATCAAAATCACGAGAGTTTGAAAAATTCTCTGAATCAGCTGCTATGAAAATGGTAACACATCTTTTTGATGATCAAGGGCATACATGGAGACAAGCCACCGCCGCAAATGGTAAGGGCGGTTCTTTTTATGCCGCTTTACAGGCTGAATTACGTGGATATACTGGTCGGCTGCTTATGGATCAGGTGAAGCGCAATGCCGAAATAATAAAAACACTGCCACTTGATATTTCGATTGATGTCACTACCTATATATCTCAGGAAACAGCCAAAGGGCGCAGGGCTTCAGAAATTGCAAAAGAAATAAAATTAAAGTTTCCGGAGCAAACCAAAGCGCGAGCTAAACTCATAGCACGTACGGAAGTATCGAAAACACAGTCACAGCTTACTGAAAGCCGTTGCCGCATGTTTAATATCAACTGGTATGTTTGGCGGCCTGTCGGGGGCAGTAAAGGTGATGGGCGTACAAGGAAAAGTCATCGCGGTATGGCTGATGTTCTAGTTGCATGGGATGATGCACCGGCGCCGGAAGATTTATTCCCGCAGGTTTCAAAAATAACTGGCAAGAGATACAGAAACTCGCTGGGCCATTATCATGCGGGCTGCTGTCCGAACTGCCGCTGCTATGCGGAACCAGTTATAGATTTAGATTTATTTACATGGCCGATGCAGGCTTATCGCAATGGCAGTATTCAGCGCATAAACCGTAAAGCATTTGAAAAAATAATATGAAAGAAGGTGGTGCCATATTGAAAGCATTTTACGGTGACAGGATTTCTGAGCATATGACCAAAACGCCTGAAGGCTTTTTGATCTGTCATGACGTGCCTATATCGCGGACTGGGATACAACAGTATTGTCCCCGTGAATTAGGGCTTGACGGCGATGAAATGATTCCCGTTAAGCGTACAGAAGACGTTGTATTTAGTTCTGCGGCTATAGCAAGTTTTGAGGGAAAACCTGTCACTGATGACCATCCGCCAGTTGATGTAAATGCATCAAATTATAATACTTATATGCGTGGCGCGGCCCAAAATATTCATCGTGGAAACGGCGCAGATAGTGATAAACTATTTGCTGACCTAATTATCCACGACGCTAATTTAATTAGCGAAATTGAAGCAGGTAAGCGCGAAATATCTTGCGGGTATGACTGCAAGTATGCGGATAATGGGGATGGAACATATAGCCAGATTAAGATTATTGGAAATCATATTGCTGTTGTTGATGCCGGCCGTGCTGGGCACGGTGTGGCTATTAAAGATTCAAAACCTAAGGAGGAAAAAAGAAAGATGCCAAAAAATGGAAGTATTTTGCAAAGAATGTTTGCCGTTTTTGTAAAAGACGCTGATCCAACTGATATTCAGGAAGCTGCTAAAGCCGTAGATGCTGTCGAAAATGGAACCGAAGCTCCGGTAGATAAGCCGGCGGTAGACGCTGAACCACCCGCAGAAGGCAGCGATATTCAGAAACTTACCGCTGCCGTTGCTGCTCTGACTCAAAAAGTGGAGTCGATTATCGCAGCAGAAAAGAAGGAACCTGAGCACAAAGATGATGAAATATCCTCTCTTGATGCTCTTGAAAATGAGCTTGGACCTAAAAAAGAAGTTGAGATAACTGATGAACCGGACGAAAGCTCAGTTACTATCGAGCCCGAACAAATTCAGGACGAAGATCCAAGCGAAGAAGAAAAACCTGAACATGTCGCACCGGCAAACGGTGCTGCGGACAGGATGGCTGCACTTAATATGCTGAGAATCGTAAAACCGATTGTTGCGGCTATGCCGGACGGCCAGCGCCGCAAGGTGTCCGATCAGCTCAGTAAAGCTGTAAGAGACGCCATGCAGGTAAAATCCACACAGTCTTTGCCAGGTGGGTATGCAACTTTGACAACGCGCAAAAAGGCGCAGGATGCACTTACTAAGCAGGGAAATCCCCGTGAATATGGTGAAAATTGCCGTAAAAGAAATCCGCATTATAAGGAGGAGAAATAATTATGCCAGGTAGTGTTATTGGAATTAATATGACTTACGGATACCCGGGACAGTCGTCAAGACAAGGAGACGAGGTTTCGCGTACTCGTCCGGTTTCAACTGCATCTGCGAATATAAACTTTGGCGCGCCTGTCGTACAGAACTCAGACGGTAGTGTGCAGGCATGGGCGGCGACAAATGTAGCTGCTGATTTTTCCGGTATTGCTATGCGTAAAGTCAAAGCCGCAAAGATATATCCTACGCAAAATTTTGGCTATTATGTGGCTGGTGAACCATGTGATGTGCAGCAGCGCGGCGGTATTTCCGCACAGTGCGCATGGGGAACTCCTGCAGTGGGCAGCACTGTATATGTGCGAATTGCCGTAGTAGCTGGTACGAGTCCCACAGGGGCTGCAATTGGTGACTTGGGAGCATCGAATGAAACTGAAAACTGCATTGCTCTCACCGGTGTGAAATGGTCAAGCACCAAAGATGCAAGAAATGTGGCTGAACTTACAATGATTGCGCGTCAGGGCGTATAAGGAGGAATTAAATAATGCCAGGGATAAGAAAAACATACAATTTACCTATTGCGCCCTCACGCGGTGCGATGAAGGGACTTACTTTAGATGCAAGCGCGGTATCAAGCGGACTGGCTTTTCTGCAGAGTGAGCTGGAAAAACTCGATCCACTTTTGCGCGAACCGCTCACAAATACGACTTATCCGCGGGATATCAATATCGAAAGTGGTGGCGGATGGGTCGAAGCTACTTCTGCTTTTAATGTCGAGTACTCTGTTACAGGCGGACAGGCTGATGGTGTCGGTGGTGTGCAGAATGCGATCAGACGCATTCAGGCAGATTTATCGAAGGACCTTTATAAGGTACTGCCTTATGAAGTAGCAATGAGTATTAAAATTCAGGATCAGCTTCGCGGCGCTGTTACAGGACGCAGCATTGAACAGATTTATGACGATGGCATACGGCTTGACTATGACAAGTATATGGACATCAATACTTATCTTGGTCAGTCTGCGTATGGAACAACCGGACTGCTTAATGATACGAATATTACAGCAGCCTCCGTTGCTGCCGGCGCGTCCACTAAAACAACGTGGAAGGACAAAACTACAATCGAAATATTGAATGATGTTGATGATGCGATTGTCGCAGGATGGGCAGCTGCTCAGTATGATAATTCCGCAATCCCGAACCACATTCTTATTGATCCGACAAATTTTGCTTATATCAACAGAACGATGGTCTCAGTAAATGGTTATCCGGCGCCCATAAGCATTTTAAAATATTTACTTGAAAACAATATTGCTAAAGCAAAGGGAGTTGACCTATTTATTGGCGAATGCAGATTCTGCACCGGCGCTGGTACCGGCAGTACAAATCGGATGGTCTGCTATGTGAATCAGAAGCGTTTTGTCGGCATGGACGTTCCTGTGCCGCTTTCTCGTGTTATGACTCAGCCGAATGTGGGTACCGGGTCATATGACAGCCTGTATATGTCAAATATTGGACAGGTCAAAGTTCATTATTACGAGCCGTTTATTTATCGTGATGGTATTTAGGGAGGAAATCAATGAGTATAAAACTAATTGCAAAGAAAAAACTTGCTTTTCATAATCCGAATAATCGCGAGGAAGCATATAGCCCGGAAATTCTTGCTTTTGAGAATGCACCTGATTGGATCGCCGATGATCCGCTCTTTGGCTGGGCTAAAACAGATGGAAGCATTGAGGTATCTGAAGATATCTCTGTTACTGCCGATAAAGCTGCACAGGAAGCCGCCGATAAAGCTGCCTCTGATACAGGTAAAAAGAAATGAACGGCCATGCGGACATGGATATCTACGGCATAATCGCAACGGCAAGTAATATCCGTACCGGCGGTAATCCGACATATACTGCCGATGGTTTTCTTGGACAATATCCGCAGTTTTCGGTAAAACAAGCAGACGGAATAACACCGGTGGTTTCTACTGTTGTCCTGCAAGCATATATAAATTTAGCCCAGGCATCTATCCACTATAATCGATATCATGATTTATGGAATATATGCATGGGTTTATTTATTGCACATTGGCTGACTCTTTATTTACAGACGGCAGCAAGCGCGAGTGATAGTCTTAAAAAGATTATTAATAATGGCCTGGCAAAAGGGCTGCAGACATCAAAAAGTGCCGGTGATTTGTCAGTCAGCTATGATTTCAGCATTGTTGCTGGTGATTTTGACGGCTGGGGGACATATAAGCAGACGGGATTCGGCCAGCAATTCATCACTCTGGCCAAAACGGTCTCAATGGGGGGCATGGTCGTATGGTAAAAGGTACCGTATCTCTGCAGCAAAATGGGAGCACTGGATCTATACGCAAACTGATTGAAAATCTTTCAAAAAAAAAGGTTCTTGTTGGCATTCCGCAGGAAAATGCTGGGCGGCCAGACGGCGATACGATAAATAACGCAGAGCTTCTATATGTGCAATCACACGGTGTCAGGTCCGAAGAAATGCGTCAGGAAATGACAGAGAATACCGATAAAGGCATGAAATATAGTAAGGCTCACAGCTTATATATAAAAGAGCATGGCAGCCCTATGCTTAATATTCCGCCGCGTCCTGTTCTAGAACCGGCAATTGAATCACAGAAAGATATTATCGGCAAACAACTTGCTGCCGCCAGTACAGCAGCGATTGAAAAAAATCCGCAGGCCATGGAAGAGGCGTTGAATAAGGCGGGCATGCTTGCGGAATCAGCTGCAAAAGGTTGGTTTGATAATCCGGAAAACGGCTGGCCGCCGAATGCTGAAAGTACCATCAAGAAAAAAGGGTCTGATCATCCTCTGATCGATACCGGTGAAATGCGCAAGTCAATAACTTATGTTGTGAGGGATAAAGAATGATTGATGTATCCGAGCTTATTCACGATCCCGATTTTTGCATGAATTTTTCTGTTGTAAAAAAAGCCGCGCCGGTATGGGTACAGGGAGAACAGACCGCTACAGAGACCAATACCATCGTCGAGGGTATTGTCCTGCCATCCTCCAGCAAGGATATTGATATGCTGCCCGAAGCTGATCATGCACATGGGCTTAAAACATTTTTTACAGATGAATGCAGTCTTGATGTGACAGATACCGAGAAGACGTCTGACACATGTATTTATAAGGGAAAAAAATATAAGCTGCTATATGCCTTTGACTATGCTGAAAACGGGTATTATAAGGCAATCGGCACACTGCTGGGGGATACAGAATGAATTATAATGATCTGCAAAAAGTATTCTGGCAAGTGGCTGCGGATTCGACGTCATCGCTCATTGCAAATCCGGATAAATTTATTCGCTGGAAATATCCCGTAGATGGGCAGCCTGACTGGAAGATAACGGATAATATTATTTTCCTTAATACTTCCGAGCAAAATGATGATTACGGGAAACAGATAAACAGCGAATTTAAAACGGAAAATAGTACTGTCATGCGGTATATGGCAAGAACACGGGTATGGCAAGTTTTGTTCACAGTCTACGGACCAAATTCTTACGATATAGCAAACAGCATAAAGAACGGAGTTTTTACGCAAAAGATTCACGATAATCTCAGTAAAAATTCCGTTTTTTTAGTGCCAAATTTACCGGTTTGCGTTCAGTCAAATGAAATGTTTGCAGGGCAATGGTGGCAGCGTTGGGATTTAGCTTTAACTTTTAATGAACTTTATGAACTGCAGCCTGATGATGTTGGGCATATTGAATCAATAACATTATCGCTGCAGGCAAATAGAAGATAGGAGGATTGACATGGCATTAAAATCATCTCTGCCGTTAGATCCGGTTGTTAATATAATTGTCAATTTATCGACCGTATCGGCAACACGCAGAAAATTTAATCTTGCTCTTTTAATAGGCGATGTTGGCAGTATAGCTGATTTTGAAAATAAACGCATTGTTACTTATGACAGCGTAGATTCGATGTTGCAGGCGGGATTTAAATCATCCGACAGATTATATAAGGCTGCTGCATTGATTTTCGGGCAGGCAAAAATACCGCCGCTTGTTGCTATCGGAAAAATAAGCACGACTGCAGTGGCAGGAAGTAATACCTATACAATAACTACTAATGGTGCAGCAGATACCGATACGGTATCGTTTAATGGTAGTACGCTGACTGCCGGTACAGATTATGAGGTCGGAGCGGATTCTACGGTTACAGCGGCAGCAATTGCCGCTGCATTCAACGGCAAAACAGTATTCAGCTCTATTTATATGGCAACAGCTGCTGCAGCCGTGATTACCATCACGGAAAAAACAGCCGCCGGTGGGCATACTCCCGGGACAATGACATGTACAGGGACAATCGTCATTGAAGATGGAACCGCAATCAGCAGCGGAACGCGGGCTGAAACACCAGTTGAAACAATTGAAGCCTGCAGACAGGCCGATGCTGAATGGTATATAGCAAACTATTGTGCAGCTATTACCAATCAAGAAATTTTAGATGTAGTGGAATATATTGAAGCAACAAAGCCAACATCAGTATTTGCTTTTACCACATCAGACGCTGGATCCCTGATTGGTGAAACTGACATATTCAGCCAATTAAAAACTAAAGCATATAGGCGGGTTATTGGCCAATACAGTACGACTCACCAAGATGCCATTTGTGCGATTGTTGGTTGGGCCATGGGAGCCATGAGTGCTGATACGATTAACAGCTCATTCACACTTGCCTACAAGTCAGAAGTCGGTGTTGACGCTGAAAATGCCGATCAGGTATTTACTACGAATATGGTAAATACTATCAAGGGTAACTACGGAAATGTCTATATTAATCGCGGTACCTATTACAATGTCTTTGAAGAAGGGCGCGTATCGGATGGTTCTTGGTTTGATGAAATAATATATTTGGACAAATATCAAAATGATATGCAGCTCGGCATCATGGATTTATTTGTAAATAATAACAAAATTGCCCAGACAGAAGCGGGCATGACACAAATTAAAAATGCTGTGAAAGTCGTTTGTGAGGATGCTTATAAAGTAGGATTTATTGCATCGGGGACATGGCTGGGATCGTCATTGCTGAATCTTAATTACGGCGACACGCTGCCAAATGGTTATCTTATCCAGTCGGAAGCTATAGCTGATCAGTCGCAATCTGACAGGGACGAGCGTAATGCGCCGCCTATATATGTATCATTTAAGCTTGCAGGGGCAGTTCATCATGTCACTGTACAAGTTGATGTAAACAGATAAGGAGGAATGGAAATTGCCAAAATATAGCACATATTCCTTTACTGATATAAACGCTACTATTTCTCACCCCTCCTATGGGTCATACACCATTCAGGGGGAAGGTATAGGTGATTTAAGCATCAGTAAAGCAACAGACCGCTCGGTCCATGATGTTGCGGCGGATGGGAATATTATGGTAAGTAAAGTCGCCGGTAATAATGGCAGCGTTGCCATAAATGCGCAGCAGACTTCAACCCTGCATAATTGGCTGCAAGGTTTGTTTAACTATGTATGGAGTGCAGACACCAGCGAATGGGCCGAAATAAGTTTGACTGTAACGGCACCGAAAATGAGCAAAACATTTTATTGCACCGGTGGCTCTTTTGTCAAAGAACCGGATGAACCTTTCCAGTCACAGGGTCAGCGCGTAAATTGGAGTATTTTGTTTACGGATATTCAAAGATTGCCGGTTTAATAGGAGGGTATTATGGGACGCGAAAAATCTAAGGTTATTGAAATCATGGATCGCAAGTTTGAAATTAAGAAGTTCGACGCTTTCACAGGTGGTTATATTATATTCCAGCTGTTTGAAAAGTTTTTACCAATGGGGATAGAAAACAAAATCCCTACCCAAAAAGGTAAAAATTTATCGGATATATTGCCTCAAAGTCGTACGGTTATGACTAAGGCGGAATTTAAAGTTTTTATGCAGGATTGTTTATCTGCGGCCGGTGAAGTGTTGCCAGCACGTACTGCGCCTATTATAAATGCTGATAATGGGAGTTGGGGTGTTGAGAATATTCAAGATAATACAATGCTGGCAATTTTGCTTTGTATTAATGTACTGACATATAACATGTCCGATTTTTTCGTCGCAGATGGCTTGAAGGAATTGAAGAAGGCGCTTTCAAGCCTGCCGGGTATCTTCCCTGTGAATATCAAAATCTAAACGGCTGGATATATGCGCCGGTTACCGCAGGGATTTGGAAACAGCATGAACTGTGGGATGGTACGTATACTTTCAAGGATTTGCTTGACGCGCATGAAATGATGATGGTTAAGGCAGAAAATCAGCGCCGCGAGGAAGAATATCAGGCGTCATTAAGGGAGCGTGATTAAATGATAGGTGAATTAATAAAAGAATATCTTGTCGGACTTGGTGTTCAGATTGATAAGCCTGGATTTAATCAGCTTGACAGCACGATAAAAACGACAAGCGGTACGATTGAATCTGCAACCGGATCATGGGCGGCGAATTTTGTTAAAGCATCCACGATAATCGGTACTGCAGTTGCAAGTGTTACCACGGCAGTTGCAGGAATGATGAAGGCTGCTGCCGATCAGGATTTGGCGATGGAAAAACTGAGCCGGCGAATGATGGTCAGCAAAGACGCTGCATGGGAAATGAAAAAAGCCACTGATGCACTTGGTGAATCCGTGAGTGATATTGTTATTACGCCGGAGTTGATGAATCGTTATAAGCAACTTGTTGCTGATGGACGACAGATGAAACCGGGCGGTGATTTTCAGCAGACAATGAAAAGCTTTCGGGATTTGATGTTTGAATTTACAAGATTGAAGCAGGAAGTGTCTTATGTGATGACCTGGGTAGGATACTATCTGATGAAATATCTTAATCGTCCGTTGCAGGAGGCAAAGGAGAATTTCAAATCCTTTAATGACAGCTTTATTCGTAACATGTCTGTCTGGACAGAAAAGGCTGCCCGGTACCTGGTGTATATAATCAATATAGGAATCCATTTCTGGGATCTTATAAAAGGTGTAACAAAATCAGTGTATGGTTTATGGGAATCCTTCCCGCGGGGTATAAAGATAGCTACCGCCGCGCTGGCAGGATTCTTTTTATTATTAAGGGCGTCTCCTTTTGGACGAATGATAGCGTTGGTAAGCACCTTATTGCTGCTTATTGATGACTATTTCGGCTATATGGAAGGCAAACAGGCAGAGTTTGGCAAGTATTGGGATAAGCTGAATACTTTTATCGATATAGCCAAACAAAAAATTACGGCTTTCGCCAATGCGGCAGAACCGTTCTGGGAAGAATTTATCAACTATGTAATTCTAGCAAAAAATAAAATCGAAGAATTTGGAAACTATCTTGGTAATCTTATCAATGAAGTTGGTAATTCAAAAGAATTTAACGATTTTATTAATACCGTAAAACGTCTGGGTAAAGCACTATGGGATTTAGGTAGTGGTATTATAGATGCTGTTGCATCGGCATTAAAATCTCTCTATGACTCTATGAAAGACAGTGGTGCAGGAGCAGAATTTGAAGGTTTTTTATCACGCCTTTGGGATATATTTCTTGGACTTATTAATGTAATCAGCTATTGTCTTGAAGTATTAGGGGAATGGCTGCGGGAAGCTGCGCGCTCGGAGACTGTAAAAGAACTGATTGAAGCAATCAGCGATTTAGCTGCTGCATTTCTTGAGCTTTTTAATGCAATTATAGATCTTGTCAAAATTGCCCTAAGTTCATTTTTCAAAGGAATGGATAAAACGCAGCATGTTTACTCGTTCCGCGATGCACTGCGGGAAGTTGTTAAATTTATATCTGCGATGATTCGCGGTATAGCAACGCTGATACACTGGCTTTCACAGCTGTTAAAAATGATGATGGATAATCGTCTTTTTAGGGAATTTTGGGAAGGCATAGGTAAAGCTGTAAAATTCTTCACTGATATCGTTTTTGGTGCATTAAAAGCAGTTGGTAAATTAGGCCAAGCACTTATATCTTTGGTTAGTGGAGACTATAAAAGAGCTGCGAAACTTGCGGGTCAGGCTCTTAATGGGGATTCCGGTGGCTCTGAGTCCGGCAATGGTGATACCGATCATAATGCAGAGGTAGTGTATCAGCGGTTTAAAAAAGCCGGATGGGATGATGAAGCAATAGCCGGTATAATGGGACGTGTGCAACAGGAACATAATTTTGATACAAGTGATGTGCCTGAGCAAGACATTGAAGGAGTTGGTCATGTTGGCGGTTATGGCATGTTTCAATGGAACGGTGGACGCAAAGAAGCCTTTCTCTCATGGGCTGCTAAGCATGGATTGAATCCGCAAGACCCAGGCGTGCAAGCTGATTATGCAATATTGGAAGCAAAAGAGCGTGGACAAGGTCCTGACGATATGTCTGGAATGTCAGCATCAGAATCAGCTAAATTCTGGACAGATAAATTTGAGGTGGGGAATCCCGGTGATGAACAAGCATATGCAGCAAATTGGTTAAATAAAATAAAGTCAGGGGCATTGTCTTCTACGGGTGATACCAATAACGACAATGATAGTTCTGATGATGGAGTTAACAAATTTGATTCTCCCGATATGAGTGCAACAGATTCCCTACTACTAGATAAATTTAATAATTTTGTAAATGAAATAATCAATAAAGGTTATGGAATAGATATTAAATATGGTAGTGGTAACTCAATAGGATTTAAGGTAATTGGCGATTACAAGGACGAGGATATTGGTTATATAGCAAATAAATACGGCATGAGAATTGCCTTTGACGAACATGGATCATATGTATCTGATAGTCCTACTTCGGAATATACGCCTGATGACGGGGACCAGAGTGAGAAAAGCACTTTGGAACAGTTTACCGCTGGCGTAAAACAGGGTGTACATGATGTTCTAGGAGCTATAGGCATAAGTACGCTAGTAAATAATGCTGATCCTCGTGTGCTGCGTAATATGACAGCTGGAGGGGCGCAAGCAAATTATGCAGGGACCAATACAGTCTATAATACTGTTAATGTAGGTGGTGTGACGGTAACAAGCAGTAATGCCAGTGCAGATGATATAGGGCAGGCAGTTGCTGATAAATCTTTAGATGCAGTGAATAATCGCGGGGAATACTTATATCGCTCAAGGGCTGTAACGGGTTCTCCCGAAATAGTGTAAAAAAAATAGAGTGGCATAATTCACCACTCTATTTTTATATTTTTAGCTTTTTCTTAGGGGATATCCAACATTATCAGAAAATTGACCTAGTAGTAATTGAATTAAATCAATTACTGTGCCAATAAAGAAAAAACCAAATGTAAAAAAGTATAAAAGACCACTAAAAATTTTTCCAACATAAATGCGGTGTATACCGGCTGCACCTAAAAACCCTACAAGACATAAAATAATAGCCGTTGTTTTTTTCTTATCCGATACATTTGTGACATAAACGGGGTCATTTACCGACATAAGCACTCGCTCCCTTCTCTATGTTGATTATATTTGACAAAATTTAAATAAATCCTTCTGGAGGTGAAACCGTGGGAGTAATAGGAAAAGGATTATCCGTTGACGGCATTAATTATTTTCAGGATATTCTATCGGGGGCAAAAAAACCTGGATGGATGGACTTTTCTCAGCAAATAGCAAAATTAACAGGGAATTATACTTTGTTAAACTTCGCTACTGGATATACAAATCTTACTAATTTTCTTTTTCGAATCCCTAAGTGGCCAATAGGAGGAATGTATTTCGATGGCATTATGCGTACCGAGCATTTAAGCCGTATACGTCCGACTCAATATCCGGTGCAAACAGGAGTTGTAATGACTGATCATGCTGTTATTGAACCCGCAGAGCTGACTATTGAAATTATGATGACTGATGCTGCAACAGATAATTTTGTATCTACGGATCCAATTTTAGAAATGATTTATCAGGAATTGCAAACCATGAAAATGTATAGCAATATTTTGACATGTAAGCCTGATTCGGTAACCACTTTTGGCAATGGGCGCGCGGCACGAACCTGGTTATCGTTAAAGGCCATGCAACAGTCACGCGTACCAATCGTCGTTGAAACGCGTCTGCAAACATATAATAATATGCTGATTGAAGAATTATCGGCACCAGATGATTATAAAACACTTAATGCGTTGCGCTGCACAGTTAGGTTACGAGAAATTATTTTTACAGAAGTAGCCGAGACTAAAACTAGTGCACGAGCCGCTGCTACTTCTAATAGTTCAACTGGTCAAGCTCCAGCGCAAGTACAGGGAGTAAATACTACCGCGGCAAAGGCTATTGCAAATAAGATTGGGTGATAATATGTATTCAATAATTCCTTTACAGGCTGTTCCAAATCAGACATTTTCTTCTAAAATTCCTGTTGATAAACAAAATATTACACTTTCTTTTACGCTTAATTATAACGAATTAGCTAATTACTGGGTAGTCAGTATAACTGATTCTAATGGAACTATGCTAATAACGAGCCTGCCGATCATTCCTGCGCAGAATATCCTCGAACAATTTAAATATATGAATATCGGAAGCGCATATGTGGTGCCTAGGCAGACGATATCTGAAGAATGGCCAACAGAAAATACATTAGATTCGGACTGGTATTTAGTTTGGAGTGATACAGATGGATGATAGTACAACAACAGAGCGAAGGGGCAGATTATACGGTCGTAAATGGAAAATAACAATATATAAGCCAGCTTATACTAAAGACGAAAATGGCAATACCGTTCGTGATCAAGAACATGATACCGCAGTTGACGTTTCTATGCTTAAATGTATTTTCCAGACACAACAAGTATATGGTACAGCGGCAAGTCTTTGCACTCTTACCATTTATAACATGAATGCCAAATCTGAGGGAGATGTTATAAAAGAAGGTTTTCAAATCGCGATTGAAGGGGGATATCAGGAAGGGCAATACGGGGAGATTTTTACTGGTGATATTGTCCAGGTGATTCGTAATCGGGAAAGTGGCGTTGATTATAAGCTTGAAATAATCGCTATTAAAGGCATTTTGATGTTTGACACTAACCATGTTAGATCAACTATAGCGGCAGGCAGTACTCCGCGTGAGATAGTAAATGCAGTTGCCAAAAGCGCGGATAAAAAAATTACAGTCGGCAACATAAGTAATAATTTATCAAATCAAGCGCTTCCGCGCGGCAAAGTATTATTTGGGACACCCGGTAAATATTATCGTGATATCTGTAGGTTTAATGATGCAGCCTTCTGGGCGGGGGAGGATGATAAATTAATTATTAAGAAAGTCATCGATGAAATACCGTCCGATCAGGTTCTGGTACTAACGCCTATGACTGGACTTGTGGGTACTCCACAATATGGGGATGACGGTATTCACATAAAAATATTGCTTGATTGCCGTGTAAAATTGCAATCAATGATAAAAATAGATAACGAATTAATTCAGCGCCAGCTTTTAAACATTGACATATCGGGGAAAGGTAATAATAATCAACTTCCTCAACAATCTCAGTTCGATGTTGATGGGGAATATGAGGTCAAGTCAATAGTACACTCTGGTGATACTTGGGGTGATACGTGGACAACCGAGGTTGTGGGTGTAGGGCGCAACGGGACAATGGGACTGCCAATGCCTTATGATAATGATAAGCAAACAATGGAGTAAAGCTATGCTAAAAACAAGTGAACGCACACAAGATAAAATTGAATATCAAAAACGACTTCTGGACAGTGTAAGTATTGGTTTACGAGTTGCGGCTCCGGGCATAATACAGGCAGTAGATTATGGAAAGCAGACCTGTACTGTTCAATTGGCTATTCGCGAGCGGCTAAATTTTGATGGCAATCTGCAATGGACAGAAATACCGCTGTTGCCGGATGTACCATTTTTTGTGTATTCCGGAGGTGGATATTGTCTGACACTACCGATCACCGTGGGCGATGACTGCCTGGTTGTCTTTGGTGATAACTGTATGGATGCATGGTGGCAAAATGGCGGAGTGCAAAATCAAATAGAACGGCGTCGGCATGATCTATCCGATGGTTTCGCCCTTGTCGGATTTAAGAGCCAGCCCAATGTAGTAAGCGGTTTCTCTGGCAGCTCTGCGCAGCTCCGGAACGCTTCTGGCAGTGCGTGCATCGAAATATCGGGTGATACAATTAATATCTCCGCAGCTAACGTAAATGTGAACGGCAAGACTGTGATCAGTGGTGGAACTACAATTGATGGAAAAAACTTTCTGGGGCATATGCATAAAGATGTTCAGTCCGGCAGTAGTGATACGGGAGGTGTCAGTTAATGATCTACAGAGCGCTTGATGAAAATGGCGACTATGTATTAAATAACGGCAATGCTTTTTTTTCAGATGCGGACGCTGTCCGTCAGGCAGTAATTACCAGATTGCGGCAGCTCATATATGAATGGTGGGAGTCGCTTGAAGATGGCGTTCCCTTCTGGCAGAAAATCATTGCTCAAAGAGATAAGGCAGCCGCTGAAAAGATTATTCGAGAGCGCATAGAGCAGACTGATAAAGTGATGTCTGTAATATCTTATACACCGACATGGGATAATGAGAATCGCGCACTTACAATTAATGCAGAAATTCAAACGGAGTATGGCGCTATAACGATCGAGGAGGCGATGTAATGCCTTATACAGCACCGTATATCGATGATGCAGGGCTGCATATACCAACATATGCTGATATTAGAGATGATTTGATTGACACCTTTAAGGATATATATGGGCAAGATATCTATCTTGATAATGACAGCCAGGATTATCAAATGATATCGGCATTTGCTCTTAAAACTTATGATACTATACAGCTTTTGCAGATTATTTATAATAATTTTAGTCCAAAAACGGCTGTCGGCACGGGACTTGACAGCCTCGTAAAATTAAATGGTATTGCCCGCAAATCCGCAAGTTACAGTACATGCGTTGTCACGCTGACGGGGACTGCAGGGACGACGATTACCGCGGGAGTAGTTGAGGACTCAGCAGGTTATAAATGGGATCTGCCTGCAAATATTACTTTTACAGCTGAAACATTATCAACGACAGCTCAATGCGAGACGATCGGATCGATAGAAGCTGCGATCGGAGCAATCACTAAGATAAATACTCCGCAATATGGCTGGACCGCTGTAAATAATCTTGTACCTGCTGTCGTCGGTGATCCGATTGAAACTAATGAGGAATTGAAAGAGCGGCAGTCAATAAGCGTCGCAATTCCGTCACAAAATATGGTAAATAGTCTAATCGCAGGAATCGCAAGTATATCGGGAGTAAACAGATCTAAGGTGTATGATAATGACTCAAATACCACCGACAGTAACGGCATACCAGGGCACTCAGTTGCTGCGGTCGTTGAAGGAGGACTGGATGCAAATATTGGTGAACAGATTTATCTGCGTAAAGGTCCTGGTAGCGGGACATATGGCAATACTACGATAGTATACACAAATGATGACGGACTGCAAAATGATATTAGATTTTTCAGACCCACATACATTTCAGTTGATGCAAATATAACAATATACGCCAGCACTGGTTATTCATCAACAGTTTTGGATACAATAAAAAGTAATATTGAAAGCTATATTGAAAATCTTGATATTGGCTATGCCGTATCTATTACCGGAATTATAGCTGCAATTACAAAAGCAATCAGCAATACAGCTCGGCCCGAATTTTCCCTGGGCACGACGGAAATAGGGAAGACAGGCGGCGCAATGGGTACCGGTAATATAATTTTAAATTTTAATGAAGTTGCTGCCGTTGGTACAATCTCCGTATCGGAGGCGACGTAATGGCCTTAATTGATAATTATAAAGATCTTATTACAAGCCAACATCGGGGTAAACCTAAATATATAGCCACTTTAGGCGCACTTTTAAAGCACAGTGAGGATATTTGCTCCTGTGCTATTTATTTGAGCGATTATTTTGATTTAGATTTGGCAATGGGCAAGCAGGAAGACATTCTTGGCATAATTATCGGAGCAAATAGAACGCTCAATTTTCAGCCTAACAAAGGACTGTCACCTGTGCTTGATAATTTTGCTTATCGCAATTTGCTTAAAGCCAAGATTGCTCAAAATATGTGGAAAGGTGGCATCAATGATTTAAAAAAGTTATGGAATATATTGTTCGGATCCGGAATAATTATACAGGACAATCAAGATATGACGATTGATATTGTCACGATCGGCAGTAATTTTGATCAGATCACTAAAAATATGATTCAGCAGGGATTGATAATTCCAAAACCGTTATCTGTAGGAGTTAATTACTATTTTTCAGACGATGCGGTATTTGGCTACGACATGGAAACAGCAACGATCAAAGGATATGATGAAGCTAATTGGATGGATCCGGATCCAAAAGATTCATTTTCATACGATAAAAATGACGATGAAAATAAAATGCATGGCTACGATATCGGATATTGGACATAAGGAGATGATTTTATGGCTGAAACAAATTTTAAAATTTTCAATGAGGCAAATTCGGCTGACAAAACTTATAATGACAGTGAGTATGAAAATGCTACACAGCGCCAGAATGGGGTAATTCCAGGCATGGCCATATCGCGGATGCATAACAAGATGTATTTGCAATGGTCTAGCATGTGCAGGGCAATTGCTAATTTTATTGTTGATCAGGGACATGACTGTCTTGATAGTGATATTGATGGTATAACAAACGGGCTGGAAAGCGCGATACGAAATGTATTTTCCTTAAATACAGTACAGCGGTCTACAGCATACGCAGTTAGTGATATCAGATATTCACCTAATCTGCCATCATATGCATATCTCGAATGCACAACAGCCGGAACTACGGCAAGTACTGAACCTACTTGGACAGATATTGGTACGTCAGTTACAGACGGCACTGTTGCCTGGCTTATCCGCAACACGAGCAATTATATTGCAAATGGTCAGCAAATATATAGTACAGCAGGTACCTATACTTTTACTGCGCCTAAAAGTGCCTTGTATAAAGTTTTAGTTGTCGGTGCAGGTGGTGGCGGTGGCAGCTGTACATCGGCGGTTAATTCTGCTGGTGGTGGCGGCGGGGCAGGTGGCTACGCAAAGAAAAATATTTACTTGTCGAAAGGTGCGACCGTCACTGTTACGGTTGGCGCCGGAGGCAGTGGCGCTATTAATTCAGATGGTGGTAATGGCGGAACAAGCAGTTTTGGTACTTATTGTTCTGCTACTGGTGGCACTGGAGGCATACATGCGATTAGCGGTAGCCCTTTCGGCACTGGAGGCAGTGGTGGGGTAGGAACTAATGGAGATATAAATGGGATTGGCGGGATTGGTGATGCTCCACAACTATTAGCCCCATCTTCTACTAGTACAGGCGGAACTGGGGGCAATGGCGGAAATAGTATTTTATCTTATACTGCACTTAGTAATAACGGAACAGGTACTATAGGCACTCTTGGTGCAGGTGGTGGCGGTGGAGATTGCACAGGAATAACCGTAGCAAGTTATGCAGGTGGGGCAGGTGGTACAGGCGTTGTAATAATTGAGTGGTAAGTACTATTATTGTCTGTTCTTAACGTAAGAGCATGAAGCTTGTTTGCACAACGGATGAACTGTATTATTTGCGCAGCATTTTCTAATTTCTTGCAAAACAGGTGCATTCCATATTTCCATAAAACTATTATTTTTTATATTGCCAATTGGCGGTGTGACTTCGCTTAATAAACAGCAAATATGCACATCCCCATTCGTCTCAATAAATGCTGTTGTCCAAGGTAAATCGCAATATAATGCATCATTCCAAATTTCATTAGATTTATGAGAACTAGTAGTGACAACTTCTTCTTTTGATAATAAATGCTTAAATTCATCAACGGGCAGTGGGTACGGCATATCTTTTTCTCCGCTGATATTTGATAAAGATGTGCGTGCATTGTATATTAACTCAATACCTAATTGTTTCGCTGTAGATACTGCACTATTTAGCATTTCACGAGTTTTTAAAGGATAGTAATCAAGCATTTGTTGTGGATAATAAAAAGCCCAATTGTTTCTATTAACAGTTCGCATATCTTCATCAGGTCGATTAAATAACGGTTTAATATGGCATTTATCTGCACCTAAATTATGGGCTAATTTTACAAAATCAACGACTTCATTAATGTTTTCTCGCATTGCACACATATTTAAGCATATATTAAGTTTTTTATGATGAGAATGTTTTTGCGTTGTGAGATTTTTTATGTTTTGCGTTAATTTGCTAAAATCACGATCTCTTATTTTTCTATAAGTAATGCTTGTAGCAGCATCAGTACTTATATCTATATGAGTTAAGCTTGAATCAAGTAATTTACTAATATTTCTGTCTGAAAGTAATGTACCATTAGTAACAAATCTTACATCCTGCTCGGACGCATTTACTGATTTTATCAAATCAAGTAATGGAAATAATGACTTACTCATTAATGGTTCTCCCCACAGCTGCAATGCTATTAAATCAGCAGAAGCAATTATTGGTTTTACGTACTCACTATAAGACATATCAAAGTCAAAATCAGCAGTATTATTAGTTGTATCCCAATGATTATATGAACACATTACACAAGATAAATTACATTTCTTAGTCGACTCAAGAGTAACCTCTATTGGATATGAATTAACAACAGTATTTCTAAGCAAGTCGTTATATAGCAATATAGAATTTTTAGTTTTTAAGTCTAAATTATCAAGCGTTCCTGTTTTCCATTTTGATACCATAATCCCCAAATTACGAGTATCATGGGGAGCTTGATGTTTATAATCTACGGATATTGAAATATCTATTGAAGGATAATTAGATAATAAAGAAATAGGTATTCCTATATAATGCCAGCCTGGGCGTAATTTTATGGTATGTCTAAATTTACCATTATTGGTAGAAAAACTAATAGTTGATAAGATAGCACCTGGATAGCCAACTTCACTATATAACCATTCATTTTCAGATGGATTATCTATTACTATTTTTGCATCTGGGCTCATCCAATTAAAATTACGAATGCCATCATTTTCTTTGTCATAAAATCCATTTTTATATAATACATTTCCCATCTATATTCCCCCAATTATATTTTAATAAAACTGTATCATACTAATATTTATTTATCAACAGTAAGGAGTTGAAAACATGAGTAAATGGGCAAGAGTAGCAAATGAAGTAGTACAAGAAATAACAGACGTAAGTCCGGTAGGCAGATTTACTGCTGATATAGTCGCACAATTTATTGAGTGTGATGATACTGTACAGCAAGGATATACCTACGCAGACAGCAAATTTGCTGTGCCTACGGTAACATTAACCAAACAGCAAAAACTTGATGCTTTAGATACTGAATATAATCCGCAATTTGATCAGCTTGTAAATTCATTGGGTGTGGCTACTTTGGCAGATGATGAAGATGCACAGGCGAGCATAAAAGCTGATTATACGGTTTTAAAAACCGAATATACCACAAAAAGGACGGCGATAGAAGATGGCACTGACTAAAAGATGTTTTATTTGCGCGCACAAACAAAATGATGACGGAAGTTGTACAAATCCTGACTGCCCACGCTATATTGCACAGAGCACCACGACGGAATCAACGGCCGCAGCTACGACAGATACGGCTTCAAATGATTCAGCAGCAACAGCAAAGTAAGGCGGTGAAGCTGTGAGTGAAGATTCGATCAGGAAGCTTTTTGACAAAATCGACGATTTTGGTATCCGACTAGCCCGCATTGAGACAATACTTGATGAGCGGGATAAAGCTAAAAAAAGTTATACAGCTACAATCGCATGGTGCATCACTACTGCAATCGCAGTATATGCGGCGGTGCACAAATGAAGGAGGTGATCATAAAAATCTATCTGGGAAAGAGGTGATGCAAATTGAATGATAAAAAGCACATATGGGATTTCCTGAGCGCAGATGAGCAAAAGCTCTCGGCGCTTATTTTATGCCTGTTTGCGCTGGTGACAGTATCCGGTGTTGAGTGCTTCCGGACCGGGGACATCCCCGGAAATCTTAAAGACCTGACGGAAACCGTCATTTTGGCGGTGGCAGGTATGAATGTTGCTGGCCGCATCAGCATGGCCATGCAAAAGAAAGGGGTTATGAATAATGACAATCAAAATAGTGACGCAAAATGAGTATCTTGACGAAGGTACAAAAAGCAAAATAAAGGATATCTTTAATCAGTCTAACTGCCCGAACGAAAGCCTTATTGCTTCGCTGCCTGGTTTTGTCTGTATGCAGGGCAATACGCTGTATTTCTGCGATATAAGCGTGCCTTGCAAGCTTACGGAGGAAATTGAAATATGAAAATTATTGATTTATCTGCATGGCAGGAAAATGTAGACTGGCAAGCGATTGCCGATGCCGGCTTCGGCGGCGTCATCTTGAAAATAGGCGAACGCTCAAAGCTTGATGATATGTTTATAGACCATGTCAATAACGCGGTTGCCCATGGCCTGAAATACGGCGTGTATTATTACGGACATGCTGCTGATATTGATACCGCAAAAGCTGAAGCGGCGCAGGTGGACACATGGATAAAAACTTATCTGGACGGTAAAAATCCGGAATTGGGCATCTGGTACGATGCAGAGGATAACAGTATGCTGGTCGGGCCGCAAAACGTTGTATACCCAATCACGGCATTTATCACTGCGCTTAATGCCGTTGGCTATAATTATGTCGGCTTATACAGCTCATATAACTGGCTGACAAATGAGATTGACTTAACTTGTCTGCCGGATTATGTGCCTATCTGGAGCGCGCAATATGGATATCATGAAGACAGTTTTAAGGCAGAAAATCCCGACCGTGTGTCAAGAATATGGCAGTATACGGACCATTACAGCGACGATTTACCGTATGATGCAAGCATTTATTACGAATAATTTTGAAAGGAAGTTTTAAATATGGCAGATGAAAACACACAGACTCAGGAACAGACAGCAACCGTTGATCAGGCTGCAGCACAGGATACAGCAACACAGGCAGCAACCGAAACCGATGCAACGACGTTCACACCGGCGCAGGCTACGAGTGATGATACCGCGGCCATTAAAGCCGACATCGAAAAATTACAGGTTGCGGCCGATGATCTGACAGCCAAGGGTGCAGACCTATTTGCAGAAGAAATCAAAAATCTTGAGCAGAAGATTGAAAACGCTGAAAAAGAGCTGGCTGCCAAAGCCAAAGAAACGGTCACGGCAGCAGAGACAGACGTTACAAGCTGGTGGGATAAGCATAAGACTGATGTGTTTAATGCGGCCAAGATCGCAGCTCTCATTTACATTGCTGCTCGGCTGACAATGTGAGGTGAAAATATGGCTGTTATCGGTTTTATAAAAAATCATAAAAAGGTTATTGCTGGTGCGCTGATTCTTGTTTTGATAGGAGTCGGCGCATATCTTTTATATGAACATCTGCATCCTGCCCAGCCGGTGACGACCGAATCACAAGAGCAGGCTGAAACACAAGCAGGTGTAGAAACTGCTGCAGATAATGCACAGGTGCCTATATCGACAGGGCAGGCACAGGAGGCGGCGCAGCAGATAAAATATATCGTCACGTCCGGGCAGCAACCGCAATATGTCGTATACACGACAGCAGCGCAGGCACCGGCAGCCGAAAAAACTGCACAGGAAAAAGCCAGCGCCGATTTTGCAATCGTGACTGATCCGGCAAATCCTGCTGAAACGGTAGATACGTCAAAACTGCCCGCAGACACGCAAATAAGCCTGAACCAGTATAATGTTCAAGCTTACAAAAAAATTCTTCATACAGTCAGCTACGCACCGAAAGCAATAGACGATCCAAGTCCTAAAGAAATTGGCTATTCAGTTGCAAAAAAAATTACGAAGGATGGGAAATATCTCGGTGTTGGTGTAGATTATAATTTTGATAATAAAGCAACGATTGTTAAATTAGAATATACTTGGTAATAATTTTAAGGCCCCGGCGTTGGTGTGAAAAACCAGTGCCGGGGCTTTTTTAGGTTAGTATAATCAATTGTTGAAAGTGTTAATTTATTAATATAATATTGCTTTTTATATTATATTAGATGGACAACATATATTTTTTTTGATACAATATATATGTCGAAACATAATGTGATATTATGTCTATACGGGAGTAGCTACCTTTATACTGATGACGATAGGCTATATAATATGTAATAATCAAATCGTGTTGATGCTCAAGGGGGGATTTATTATGAAATTAACTATTACCAAATTTTTACTTTTAGAGTTTATCGTTGATATTTTACCATATGCTCCCGACCTCTAAGCTAAGCTTACTGATGAGCCTGTGGAATTCAGGCGAAAGGATATATTTATTTAATTAAGTTCTACATCTTGTAGGTGTAGAACTTTTTTTTATGCGGTTAGTTTAAAGGAGGATCATATAACCCAAATATGTTGTTACATTTATTAAATAAAGTATTATAATTATATTTCATAGGATTTTCATATTAAATATCGAATAACAATATTAATCTTTCATGGGGGGAATTAGT